GACGCAAAAACTCACCTTTTGCTTTTCGCCGCGTCTGATACTCGAACAATTGCAGAATTGTCCGCTTCACATGCCGTCGTCAGTGATACGCTAGACTACCGCTTTGCAGCGACTGATGACTTCGGTCCAGGTGGTGTTGTTGGCTCTGTTATCGGTAAGCAGCTTTGGGGTGCTGAACAAGCAGCAGCAGCCGTTGGTTCGACCTCTGGTGTCATTCCCGAGATTGACATCAAGGTTGACTCTGTGAGTATTACCGCGATCACCAAGAAGCTCAAGGCTAAGTGGACACCGGAGTTGGGACAAGATCTTAACGCCTACCACAACTTGGATGCAGAGGTTGAACTTACTTCAATTCTCTCTGAGCAAATTGCTCTAGAGATTGACCGTGAGATTCTTAATGATCTCGTCCAAGGCGCAACCGCTGGTACATACTACTGGTCGCGTGCGGCTGGTCGCTTTGTAAACAGGCTCACAGGTCAGGAGCAAGGTGCTACCACAGCAACTCCAGACTTTACTGGTACTGTTTCTGAGTGGTATGAGACTCTTGTTGAGACAATCAATGATGTCTCTGCACAGATCCATCGCAAGACCTTAAGAGGAGGAGCTAACTTCATCGTCGTTGGACCAGAAGTTGCTAATGTTCTTGAGTTCACTGCCGGATTCCGTGCTCAGGTCACTGGTGATGCAGACAGAGGAACTGTTGGTGCTGTTAAAACTGGCGCACTTTCCAAGAAATGGGATGTCTATGTAGACCCCTACTTCCCGCGTAACGTCGTTCTCGTCGGACGCAAGGGCGGTTCTTTCTTAGAAAGCGGCTATGTATATGCTCCATATGTTCCACTACAAGTCACGCCTACTATCTTCGGAACCGAAGACTTCGTGCCCCGCAAGGGAGTCATGACGCGCTACGGTAAGAAGATGGTTCGTCCTGATATGTATGGACTAGTTGTTGTTGTTGACCTCGTTTAATAGAACAAAATAAACAATAGCGCAAAAAGAATTCCCTCGTCATGTAAATGGCGAGGGTTTTCTTTTATCGTTCAACTATTTAAGTTGAGGAGGCTTATATATAATGGCGATCCCAAAACTTTCACCAGCTAGCTCTTTTAGCGCAGTTGTGCTCCCGGCATCGGGCTCAACAGGGAACAATCCAGCTACTTCCATGGTGGCCACGCATTGCCCAATCGGTGTATATACAGCGTCTGCCGATTTTGTTTCTGGTGCAGTCGATCAGATAGCTTATACATATCAAAAGTTAGGCGGCGATATTCTTGATATTGAACTCACTACGGGAAGTGTTTATGCAGCATATGAAGAAGCATGTTTAGAATATTCTTATATTGTTAATTTGCATCAATCAAAAAATGTATTATCAAATCTTTTAGGAAATTCAACCGGAACATTTAACCATGACGGAGAATTCAAATCAGGGGCGCTTTCCTCAAGTCTCAAGGGCGATCAGATTTCCCTAAAATATCCAAAGTTTACTCTTCAATATTCAGAGCGAGTTTCGGATGCCGTCTCAGTCCACGCTGGCGTCGGTGGCTCAACTACAATTTATTCTGCTTCTTTTGCTGCAACTGCTAGTCGGCAAGATTATGATTTACAACAAATAATTGCTAGCGCTTCAGCAGCCAATAAAGACGTTGCAACGGGAAATCCAGTACCATATGCAAATATCGGAAATAAAAAAGTTATTATTGATAAAGTATATTATAAAACACCATCAGCTATGTGGCGTTTTTTTGGCTATTATGGCGGCTTGAATACTGTTGGCAATTTGGCAAACTATGGGCAATATGCAGACGATTCAACATTTCAAATAATACCAGTTTGGCAAAACAAAGCACAAGCAATGCAGTTTGAAGATGCCATATACACAAGAAACTCACACTATTCCTATGAAATTAAAAATAATAATTTAAGAATATTTCCACAATCTGTTCTTGAAGCCCCAGCTTATTATTGGGTTAATTTTAGAGTTGAGGACGATGCATGGTCACAAACCTATGATAGAACAATTGGAACTGAGGGCGTTAACAATATGAATACGCTGCCATTTGCCAATATTCCATATGAAAATATTAATTCAATTGGTAAACAATGGATTAGAAGATTTACACTCGCTCTTTCAAAAGAGACATTGGGACAAGTTCGCTCCAAATTTGCCACTGTCCCCATACCAGGAGAGTCGGTGACACTAAATGGTCCAGCACTAATCACTGAAGCCCGAGAAGATCAAGATAAATTAAGAACGGAGCTAAGAGAAGTACTTGATGAGCTTACTTATCAATCTCTAGTTGAATCTGACGCGACCATTGTTGAGTCTACTAGTCGAGTCAATCAGATTATCCCAGCAGGCATTTTCATTGGATAGAAGGAGATAGATGGCAAACAATAAATGGTCACAGCCTAAGAATCCTCCTCCTCCATTATTTTTTGGAAAAAAAGAAAGAAACTTAGTAAAACAAGTAAACGACGAGCTTATTGAGCGAGTTATTGGACAACAGGTCGTATATTATCCAATAGATCAGACCACCACAAACTATAACGATCTATATGGCGAAGCTATAGAAAAATCATTTCTCCCACCGGTAAGAGTATATGCGCTTGTTGATTACCAAAGTACGGAAACAAAAGCCGATGAACACGTTGGAGTTGATAAGGCTAATACGATTACAATTTATTTCCACAAAAGAAGACTAACTGACGATCAAGATCTATATGTTAGAGAGGGTGATTTTGTATTGTATGGCGATTATTTTTACGAGATCACAACTGTTGCATGGGCAAGACAATTATTTGGACAAATTGATCACAAGTTTGAAGTCATAGCCACTTGTGCATATTCGCGAGAGGGACTATTCGATGCCACTTGATGACCCAAGAAAGAACCCAAGAAGAACTGAGCTTGCACCTTTGCAAGAAATTTCTTTTATGCCCTCTACTATAGAGACTATTGATCGTGCCCTTTTTAAACATATTGATGAAAATATTAATCCTTTTTGTAGTACCAACAAGGGCTGGAAAAAGGTGCCATTTATTTGGACAGGTGCGGAAAGAGCGTATCAGATTAAGCACAATAAAGATCTACGAGATGTAAATGGATTTCTAATCTATCCCCTGATATCTCTTGAGCGAATTTCTATTGCTAAAGATGTAACTAAAAGAGGGGCATTTTATGCATCTTTGCCACCAAACAGATCGGATAACAAGGGTGGTCGTATGACTGTCGCAAGAGTGATTAAGCAAGATAAAACTGCTAATTTTGCGAATGCCGATGCCAAGAGAATATTGCTGAGCCGATCTGAGCCAGTATCAACACAGCAAAGTAATTTTCCTAAACCGAATACAAAGATAGTCTATGAAACTATCACGATGCCAGTTCCCATTTACTTGGAAATAAATTATAAGCTGCTACTTCAAACAGAATACCAACAACAAGTAAATGAGATTATCACATCATTTATAACTAGACCCGGTGGAATAAACTATTTTAATATTAGTCAGGATGGTCATACGTTTGAGGTTTTTGTTGAACCTGATTATACCTTAACGAACAATGCCGCCTCACTAATGGAGGATGCAAGGGGATACCAAACAGAAATTACATTTAACGTAATTGGGTATATAATAGGGGGCGACAAAAACGATGAACGTCCCAAAATTGTTAGAAGAGAGAATGCCGTCGAAGTTAAGATGGGCAGGGAATCTGTAATTTTTGGTGACATCCCAGAGAATGTACATATTAGTGGAAATGTTCCATTTTACAAAGATTAGTTTTTGAGTTATTTGGGTCTTTCACCATTTATTTAACTATTTACTTACGATAATACGAATATATACTATTCTTAATAATTTATGTTGAAGCGCTGTAAGGAGACACTTCGTAATGCCAGTTAAATCTTTCAAATTTATTTCACCCGGTATTTTTATAAATGAGATCGACAATTCTCAATTACCTCGGGTTGCTGCGGACATGGGGCCAGTCCTCATCGGACGAACAGAAAAAGGTCCAGCAATGCGTCCCGTCAAAGTTGGGTCATTTTCTGAATATGTTGAGATTTTTGGAAACCCCTTGGCTGGCGGCGAAGGTGGCGATGTTTGGCGAGAGGGTAACTATACTGCTCCCACTTACGCTGGGTTTGCAGCACAAGCTTATTTGAGAAACAGCAATGCTCTAACAATGGTACGCCTCTTGGGGGCACAAGATTCAAGAGTATCCGCAGGACAAGGCGGTGGCGCTGGTCGCGCTGGCTGGGAAACTGATGCCACTCTAAACACTAAAGGAATTTCTGCCAATGGTGGTGCATATGGACTGTTTGTTTTTCCTTCCGCTTCTGCGCCAACATCGGCTTCATTTACTGAATTAAGGTCGGCAGGCGTTACAGGCGCTCTAGCAGCAGTCTGGTATCTAAACGAAGGCTGTATCGAACTTTCTGGCACATTTCGCAACAATGCTTCGGGAAGCGGGAACACCCAATCCGGCTCGATGTCCAGGCAGGAGGACGATCAACGACAAGGAACAGGAAGTGCGGTTCTGATAAGATCTCTTGATTCGGGTGGAGGCAACAATGGCTTGTCTATTGAGCCCAACTCGGCTGGTGCCACTGCAAATGAGTGGAGAGCGGTTATTAGAAATTCCGGTGGCTCTGTTGTACATGAAACTAATTTTAATTTTAGCCCCTCCTCTGCAAAGTATATTCGAAAGGTTTTCAACACGAATCCGACTTTAACCAATACAACAATTACAAGATCGGATCAACAAAAAACCTATTGGCTTGGACAAACATATGAACGACATCTCACCACGTATGTTACTAGCACATCTGCTGGCGAGGCTTTTGCAGCGGTCCTGGGGCTCGATAGTGGTACTCTTGGCTCATCTAACTTTAAATACGGCTTCCAGGCGGGACAGACCCCTTGGATTATTTCACAGGATCTTCAGTCAAGCTACACAAGCTACGATATAACAGATACAAATCGCATAAAGGCTCTATTTAAATTTCATACCATAGACACAGGAGAGCGCGAAAGTAAGCTCCTCAAAGTTTCCATTGTAGATATTAAGTCTACTTCTAATGATTATGATCCTTATGGCTCCTTTAGTGTAGAGATTAGAGACGCAACAGATAGCGATAATGCCCCTGTTATTCTCGAAAGATTTAGCTCTGTTAACTTAAACCCCAACTCTTCTAAATATATTGCTAGAGTTATTGGCAATCAATATATTACATGGGACGATGTTGAAAGAAGACATCGCACTTTTGGCGACTATCCCAATGCATCAATATATGTTCGTGTAGAAATGAATGAAGATGTTGAAACCGCTGTTACCGATGCTGCGTTATTGCCGTTTGGTTCATATGGTCCTCTTAAGTTTTCAGACTGGTCCTTTGTTAGTGCCTCACGCGCCAAAAACACAAATCTCGGTCCTGACGACGCAGCGGTTGTGACAGGTTCTGGCAATAGTTGGGTCAGAGGTGGCAAGAATATCACCAACCCACATTCTGGTTCAAACTTCATATCATGCGGCGTCCAGAACCCATTCAGTTGCTTGACCAAATACCCAACAATTCCTCTGAGGGCGAGCGCATCTGATGGCGGTATTTCTAATCCAAAGAACGCCTATTTCGGCATTGATACCACACAGGCATCTAATAATGAATTCGAGCAAAGCTATATGGATATAGTAAGACCGCTACCTTATTCGGTATCTACGTTTACCAAGGCTGATGGCAATGAATACTCCTATCTCTTTAGCCTCGATGATCTAAGCTCTTCAGTGGGTCCAGGTCAAGATGGAGGCGTGGCTGTATGGGCTTCAGGCTCCCGGCTAAGTGGGCATTCCATCACAGCAGTGAGCGGAACATATCAGCAGGTTCTTGATGATGGTTATAACCGTTTTACGGTGCCGGTTGTCGGAGGATACGATGGGCTCGATATTACAGAGAAAGAGCCATTCAGGAACTCTGGAATGACGGATGCCACAGATACCAGCAATTATGCCTATTACTCAGTTAGAAGAGCGATAGATACGGTTGCAGATCCAGAGGTTGCAGAATATAACTTAATGGCACTTCCTGGCATTTGGTACGAGCCTCTAACCGCACACGCAATTAAGGTTTGTGAAAATCGCGGAGACGCACTTGCTGTTGTCGATATTGATTCAGGATATAAGGCAGACACAGAAAATACACAATCTATTAGTTCCCGAATCGGAAGCGTCTCAACTGCGGTCACGAATCTAAAGAATAGAAAAATTAATTCAAGTTATGGATGTGTATACTATCCATGGGTTCAGATTCTTGATAACTATAGCAACAGTCTTCTTTGGGCTCCCCCCTCTATTGTCGCCTTGGGAACGTTCTCAAGCGCACAAAAGAACAGCGAACTTTGGTTTGCACCCGCAGGCTTTACTCGCGGTGGCTTAACCGAAGGATCCGCAGGACTGCCAGTGCTTCAAACTCGACAAAGATTAACTTCTAAGGATCGTGACGATCTTTACGAGGCGAATATTAATCCAATTGCCACATTCCCGGCAGAGGGTATTGTAATCTTTGGTCAAAAGACATTGCAGATAACCCCTTCGGCACTTGATAGAATTAATGTACGCCGCTTAATGATTTATGTTAAGAAAGAAATTTCAAGAATGGCAGCTACGATTTTGTTTGACCAAAATGTGCAAGCAACTTGGGATAGATTCCTAAACAAAGCTAATCCTTTCCTGCGAAGCGTCCAGTCAAGATTGGGACTTACAGATTTCAAGGTTGTCCTTGATAGCAGCACAACAACTCCTGAACTAATTGACAGAAACGTTTTGTATGCCAAGATCTTCTTAAAGCCCGCTCGCGCAATTGAATTTATCGCACTCGACTTTGTTATAACAAATACAGGAGCTTCTTTCGATGATTAATACTAAAGAAACTATATATTACATGAACAGGAGAAACAGATAAATGGGAAGTTTTTGGGGAGATAGGTCTTTTGAGCCGAAAAGACAATTTAGATTTTTGGTTGACTTCGACTTAGGCGATATGCAACTTAATTTTTCTGCTAAAGGAATAGATCGTCCAAGCTACACCATTGGAGAACAATCACACCAGTTCTTCAATCACACGTTTTATTATCCAGGTAGGATAACATGGAACACTGTTACATTGACTTTGGTTGACGCCATTACTCCTGGTGCAGCAGACAAGCTTTATGGCTATCTCTTCGACATAGGCATTACAGATCCGACCGGAGGCACCCTGGAGACTGTTACTGCGACGACTATTACAAAGGCATCTGCCACCAATGCGCTTTCCGCTGTCAAAATTAGAGAAATTGGATCTCTCGACCCCGACAAAGAAAGCAAGGCCATGCTCTCCGGTATTCAAGGGGAATGGGAGCTTATAAATCCATTTATCACAGAAGTAAATTTTGGCGCTCATTCATATGATTCAGATGAAATGGTAGAAATTTCGGTCACGCTTCGTTTTGATTGGGCGAGGTATACTGGAATGAGCCCAGCGAGTCCAGTGCCGTCGTAGGGAAAGCACGTTAAACCCTGTCAAAGTAAAATAAATTTATTAAAGTACTTTAAAAACACGTTATATGTATTATAATGTATAAAGACATAACAAACATAGAGGTGTAAATGTCACGAAATAACCCTGAGCGGACGGGGCTTCCTCCCCAACCTGATGCCGCTGAAGATGCCACCGCTGCTGTGCAAGCCGCCGCATCATCGGCACCAGCTACTCTTTCCTATGTGTCCCCCACAGAATTTGTAGAACTTCCATCAGAGGGAAAACTATATCCCTCCGATCACCCCCTCCATAATCAAGAAACTATAGAAATTAGGTACATGACTGCAAGAGATGAAGATATTCTCACATCAAAAGCGCTCTTAAGAAAGGGCTTAGCAATTGATAGAATGTTACAAAATCTCGTTGTTGACAATCAGATAAAAATTGACGATCTTCTACTTGGAGATAAAAACGCGGTCATTCTCGCCGCGAGAATTTCTGGTTATGGCGAGAGCTACGAAACAAGCATAACTTGTCCAAATTGTAGTACCGCTTCTACTTGCGACTTTAATCTTACAGATTTTGAGGCACATTTGGGCAAAGCCCTTTCTGGCGAGGTTGAAGAAATTAAGGCGACCGCAGACGGCTTATTCACGGTCACATTGCCAAAAACACAATACGAAGTTGTATATCGACTATTAAACGGGCATGATGAAAAGTATCTTACCGAGGCGGCATCTAGAAAAGCAAAACTTAATTTACCCGATTCCGTTTCCACCGATCTTCTTAAGCGGGTTGTTGTATCTGTTAGTGGCGTTACGTCTGGATCCGAAATCGGTACATTTATCGATAATATGCCAGCATTAGATTCACGATTTTTACGCGCATGCGTCCAGGGCTCGACTCCCAATGTAGACATGTCACAGCTTTTTTCCTGTGTACACTGTGGATATGAGTCGGAAATGGAGGTTCCGCTTACAGCGGACTTTTTTTGGCCTAAGTGATAAATATATGGAGAACGTATATGAGCAGTTCTTCTATTTAAAATTTCATGGTGGATGGAGTTTTATTGAAGCATACAATCTCCCCATTGGCTTAAGAAGATGGTTCGTTAATAGACTCTCACAACACTTTGAGGATCAAAACGAAGCACATAAAAAACAAGCGAATAAAGCGAAAAATCGTCGCTAATGTAACACAAATAGAGAAAATTGGGTTAACGCCCAATTTTCTTTTTTTATGGAACTAATTAAAAAAGACAGTAGTGTAAGGAAGGATCCCTATGAATGATACAAATGATTTAATTCCAATTAAGATTGACTTAACAATTGGCGACTCTATTAACGAAAGTTGGCTTTCAATGTTTGGTGCCAATATAAAAGGAATAATGGGCGCAATGTTTGGCGGAACTTCCATGCCAGTAGAAGTGGTTGGCAGTAGAAGCCAAGTTAATTCTTTTTCAAGAGCGCTCGGCTCAGAAAAAAGGTACCTTGAGGCAATAAGTAAACATGGATTAAATAATCCCCAAGTAACTAATAATAAAGTTGCACTAGACAGAGCTATACGAAGTTTCGAAAGCGAAACCGGAATCGTTTGGCCATTTAAGTAGGAGGCGATTAAAATATGGCCGACCCAAAAGATCCAAAGGGCAAGGGTGTCCCAGAGTTAGCTCATCAAGCCGTAAAACTCCTTGAGCAAATAAAAGACGTTCCAGAAATGGAAGCCTTTGTCGCCTACCTGGAGGACTTTGATACCCACCTCGCCGCCGCATCCAGCAACACAGAGACTTTAACAGCACACCTTGATGGTCTAGCAAAACAATATGAGATAATCACAAGGGGCTCAGGCGATGCCAAAGTCGCGCTCCAAGGGCTTGACTATCAGACCGAATTATTTATTACAAGGCTGACAGGAGTTCGCAAAGCCACAAACGCAACATTTATAGAATCGTTTGGTAACGCGATCAAGACTTCCGGCGATCTTAATACGGCAATGGACCAAGTAGCGAAGTCCACGTTAGAGACTTTGGATGCATTCAACATTGGCATTTCTATTACCAGAAAGATGTTTGAAAGCACCGCTATGCTTACAAAACAGGTGGATTCGGCAACATCAGCCTTTGCTGCCGCAACCGGTACAGGTAACACATATACCGAAGCCATCAGGCGCATAGAAAAACAAAATCGAGAATTTGGAGTAACAGCAGACGAATCTGGTGCTGCTCTCGCAGCGCTTCATGGAGAGTTTACCGACTTTCTGTTTGTCAATCAAGACACACAAGTGGCACTAGCCGAGAACGTTGCTCAAATGGCAAAATTTGGTGTCGCCACATCAGATGCAGTTAAAATTTTAGAAACAGGCACAAGGGTTATGGGAATAACTCATGGGCAGGCTCAAGCTCTCTCTGACTCTATTATGGCAACCGCTAGTGCTTTTGGCGATGATCTAAACAAGGTCATGAAAGAGACAGCAGCAGTATTGCCACAAATTGCCGTACACGGAGCCGCCACTGCACAAGTCCTTGACAACCTCTATGAAGCCTCAAGAAGAACAGGCATGGGGATGGAGGCAATTGTCGGCATGGCAGAGAAGTTTGATACATTTGATGCCGCTGCCAAGGCTGCTGGAAATCTCAATGCTGTCCTCCGAGGACAATTTATTGATACGATGTCTATTCTTGAAACGACAGATCCTGCTGAAAGAATGAATTTGTTTGCCGATGCTATTAATGAAGCCACAGGGGGCTGGGAAAACATGGACTATTACCAGCGAAAGGCAATTGCAAATGCCATGGGACTAACTGTTGAACAAACACAGCGCATGGTACTCCAGAAAAAAGAAGCAAGCGAACTTGAACAGGCGTTGCAAAGAAACAATATGGAAGCAGGGGAATATGAAAAGCTAATGGCCAACGGCAGGGATCTCATGGCAGATATGAAGATTTTAGTTGCAGAGATGGGTGCCTCCCTTCAGTGGGCAATCGAACCGCTTAAAGACATGCTTAGGCTACTCAACAAAACCTTAGCCACACCGTTCTTCGGACACCTTCTCAAAGCCGCCGCTGCTGCTGGATTTATCGGGCTTGGGGTAAAAAAGGCTTGGGGCAAGGCAGCCGATCTCAAATCCGCAGCTAAACAACTTGCAGCAGCGGGGAAGGCAGGCGGCGTAAAGGGGATGGCAAAAGAACTCCTTACGGAGAAGAAAGCCGAAAAGTGCGGGCAAGCATGTGGCCCAGGCTCTGCTTCAGAGGCATTGCGCGTGGTAATGGCAAACGAGACTATGGAGCAGTGGAAGGGTTTATGGACTGCCGAAGGAAAACCATGGCTTAATGATCTTGAAGAAAAGATTCAGAGCCCTCTAGAGGAACTTGGTATCGATCTTGGTGACAGGCAAAAAGTCTTGCTAGATGGGCTTAAGAAGAACAACACGACATTTTTAAGTGGTCTTCGGGGGACGTTCTCGAAGATGACATCCAGCATGAGCAACATGCTCAGAGCCGGATCACTGAGCCCCGGTGCAGTTCGCGGACCCGGCCGACTGACTCCCGGCCGTGCCGCTCTTGCTGGTACAGCAGGGATGGCAATGGGTGGCGGGCTGCTTGCCGGGGCAGGGATGTATGGACTGTCGAAGTTTAACAGACCCAAAGATTCGTCGATAGGCGAGACGCTGGGAATGGGTGCATCAGGTGCAGCTACAGCGCTAGGGTTGGGGTTGTTATTGGCACCTCTTACGGGTG